CTACATTAATACCGGGTGAAGGTATTCGTTTTGATAATGGCGTTTATATAACATTACCAGCTAACGCAGCTATTACGGTGTTTTATGGCTAAGAAAAAAGGCCCCTCGCTAGCAATAGGTCGTGGTGAAAAGCTTCCTGTTTCTAAGGGGGCTGGGTTAACCGCCAAAGGTAGAGCTAAATATAACGCTGCTACTGGTTCTAACCTAAAGGCCCCACAGCCAGAGGGTGGTTCTAGGAAGAAGTCGTTCTGCGCCCGTATGTCTGGAATGCCCGGACCTATGAAAGATGAAAAGGGCAGACCTACTCGTAAAGCGGCTAGTCTAGCTCGATGGAAATGTTAAAATGAGTCCAGATGAAAGACAAGAGCTAATATCTTTAGTAACTACAGCAGTTGAATCGGCAGTTGTTAATAACCGTCTTAGCCCTGACGAGATACATTGGGTTCGGATGGCGATACAGGCAGAAGCAGAGCGGGCTTCATTACGCAAAGCTATTATTGAGAAGTCTTTAGCTGGATTGATGTGGATTGCCATTGTCGCCGCTGGCGGCTGGCTAGTTGACTTCGTTACGAGTCATTGGAGATAAGATGCCTAGTACGTCTAAAAAACAAGCTCATTTTATGGCAGCAATTGCGCATAACCCAGCATTTGCAAAAAAAGTAGGAGTTCCACAGTCTGTGGGAATTGATTTTAACAAAGCCGATAAAGGCAAAACATTTAAAGGTGGTGGTGCTATGAAAAGCGATATGAAAGAAGATACAAAAATGGACAAAGCCCAAGATACGGCAATGATCAAAAAAGCATTTAAACAACACGATATGCAAGAGCATAAAGGTGGCAAAGGTACAACTTTAAAATTAGCTAAAGGCGGTCAATTATCTAAAGCTGATGGCTGCGCTACTAAAGGCAAAAGCAAAGGCACAATGATTAAAATGAAATCTGGCGGGATGTGCTAAATCATGCCATATACAGAAACCGGAGCAGAAAAAATTAAGCGTAAAGCTTATGAAAAAGGCAATAGAGAAAAAGGTATTGAGTTTGAGAAAAAACGTAATTATGAATTATTTGGCACAACCGAACAGAACATCCCTGCCGTAGATACTATGGGTAATGTAACCGGAATGAAAAAAGGCGGATATGTAACATCTGCGGACGGCTGTTGTGTTAAAGGTAAAACCAAAGGACGCATGGTATGAAAAAGAAACGCTTTGCTGATGGTGGACCGTCTTACGAGAATAATATCCGTGAGGGTGGCACTTCTTTTGTTGATGAGTTTGAAAAATCTAGAGCTAAAAAAGAAGAAGAGAAACCAAAATTTGAAACTAAAGAAGGAAAAAACCCTAATATTAGCGATGAGACCCGTGCCCGCGCAGCTAAGTATGTAGAAAACGGAAGTAAAGAAGAAACGAAGCCAGTTACCAAAAAGGCTACGCCCGCACCCGCAGCTAAAAAAACCGAGCCAAAAGCCGAGCCAAAAGCAACCCCCGCCCCTGCAATGCCAGCAGAAGAAAAAGCTCGCATGGAAGGCTTAACTAAAAAACAAGCTTTAGAAAGCGTACACCCAGAAGATTATGTAGTACCAGGTGGAGTTCTTAAAGCAGGATTAAAAGCTATTGTTAGTGCTGGGGAAAGAAACGCAGCTAAAGAGGGTTTAAAAACTGTAACCCGCGAGGCTTTAACTGGCCCTAAGGCTTCAATGCCAGCATTGCCAAACCCAACACCAAGACTACCATTTGATAAAAATGCTGCAATAGCTAAGGCTAGAGCGGAACGTGCCGCAATGCGTAACGAGTCTATGAGACAACAAAACCAAGATGCCGGCCCAGCAGGACGGGCTAGAGCAACAGGGGCGCCTTATGATTATGTACCAGCAGCGGGAGAATTAAGACCCGACTTTAAATCAGGTGGTTCTGTTAAATCAGCTTCTGCTCGTGCAGATGGTTGTGCTATTAGAGGAAAGACAAAAGCATGAGAGCTTCCCGTGGTATGGGCGATATAGCCCCATCTAAAATGCCTAAAGGCGTAAAAAAAGCCCGCAGAGACAATACTGATTTTACTCAGTTTGCTGAAGGCGGTAAGGTGGGTTTGTACGCTAATATCAACGCTAAGAAGAAAAGGATTGCTGCTGGGTCTGGTGAGAAAATGAGAAAACCCGGAACTAAGGGCGCACCGACTAAGCAAGCTTTTATTAACTCTTTAAAAACAGCAAAGAAAAAATAATGGCTACTAAAAACTGGATTCAAGACGCAATTAAGAAGCCCGGCTCATTACGTAAGGCGCTTGGTGCTAAAGCTGGAAAACCTATTCCAGAATCAAAGCTAGCTGCTGCGGCAAAAAAACCCGGTAAATTAGGTAAACGTGCTAGGCTAGCGGAGACATTAAAAGGCTTAAAATGAAACCTGAAGACTTTATTGACCGTCAAATGGAAGCATCTGATAAGTTATTTAAGGTTATGTTTGACGACCACAAAGAGCGCATGAAAGATATGGTGCTTTGGGCAGATATGAACTCTGGACTAATGAGAAAGTTAGACGAGAGAGATGAAGAAATAGCAAGACTAACTGCGGAACTTATCGCAATGAAAGCAGCCTCAGGATTATGACAACAATAGGGCAATCAGTATTTAACCTAGACCTCAACGACTTAGTTGAAGAGGCTTTTGAGCGGGCTGGCTTAGAGCTACGCACTGGTTATGATATGCGGACTGCCCGTAGGTCTTTAAATCTATTAACGATTGAATGGGCAAACCGTGGTATTAACCTCTGGACTATCGAGCAAGGCCAAATCCCTATGGTTACTGGGCAAGCATCATACCCATTTCCTACCGATACCATCGACCTTTTAGACCAAGTAATCCGCACAAATAACGGCACATCTAACCAAATTGATATTAACATTACCCGTATTTCTGAGTCCACCTACTCAACGCTGCCAAATAAGCTCGCACAGGGGCGTCCGATACAAGTGTGGATCAACCGTCAAACAGGCCAATCAAACCCCACCACGGCTGTTTTAACGGCTAATGTAGCCTCTACAGACACAACGATTGATGTAAGTGACGCTACCGTATTAGCTTCTAATGGGTTTATTAACCTAGAGACAGAAACAATTTACTACGCTAACGTTAGTGGTAACCAACTGATTAACTGCGCTCGCGCCCAAAACGGCACTACGGCAACAAGCCATGTAGCAACTACAACAGTCTATACAAACAACTTACCCAGCATTAATGTCTGGCCTACCCCTAATTCTCCCGGAAGTCAGTATATGTTCGTGTACTGGAGATTAAGACGGCTTCAAGATGCAGGCACAGGTGTTACTGAGCAAGACATTCCTTTCCGTTTTTTACCTTGCATGGTAGCTGGATTGGCGTACTATATTGCCATGAAAAAGCCAGAAGTAGACCCAAGCAGGGTAATGGCGTTAAAAGCTTTATATGAAGAACAGTTCCAGTTAGCCGCCGATGAAGATCGTGAAAAGGCTTCTATCCGGTTTGTACCACGCGAAATGTTTTATTGAGGTTATGAATGCCATCAAAATATGCTTCAGGGAAAAACTCGATTGCGGAGTGCGACAGATGTGGTCAGCGCTACATGCTAAAGGAATTAAAGAAACAAGTACTAAAGACTAAACTATATAATATCAAGGTATGTCCTAGTTGCTGGGATCCAGATCAGCCACAGTTGCAGTTAGGTATGTATCCGGTTAATGATCCACAAGCAGTAAGGGATCCAAGACCAGATGTTAGTTATCAGCAGTCAGGTACTAGTGGTTTGCAGATTAACATTAACGGCGGTACTGGGGTTGATGGATTTGGTAATCCAGATATGGGTAGTAGGGTTTTTCAGTGGAATTGGAACCCTGTAGGTGGTTCGAGAAGATTTGATAATGCATTAACGCCAGATGACTTGAAAGGTTACGGGCAACTTGGTACAGTAACAATTAGCATAACTTAAGGAGCATGACATGGGATTTAGAAAATCAGCAGATGGAGTAACTAAGACAGGTAAAACTGACGCTCAGGTATTCCCAAACGACGGTAAGAAGGTTATCTTGGGTGGCCCAAAAGCCAGCAAAAGTAGCTTAAACAAAAACATGAAAGCAATGGGTCGTAACATGGCTCGTGCTGCAAATCAAAGAGGTCGATAATGGCTAAATTTAGCGCAAAGAAAATGGGTAAAGAAGTTGGTGCGGCTGCTGTATATGCTAAACCACACACGATGAGTGGTGGCCCTGTAAGCGAAAAGGCTGCCGTAGTTAAGGCTGGCAATGGCGTAGATGACATTAAAATGTCTGTAGGCGGCGTATTTAAAAGCCAGAATGATGAAGTAAAAACTTCGGGTATTAAGATCCGTGGTACTGGCGCAGCCACTAAAGGTGTTATGTCTAGAGGACCAATGGGCTAATGAATTACCAAGAACTGTTCGATCAGATTCAAGCCTATACGGAAAATCAATTTCCGGCGACCTATCTCGCCAATGGAAGTACGGTTAGCTATACAACGCAGATTAATACCTTCATTCAGCAGGCAGAACAGCGTATCTACAACACGATACAGATACCTTCTTTGCGTAAAAACGTTACAGGCAATTGCTCTTCAACTACAGTGTATCTAGGGTGTCCTAACGACTACTTATCAACCTATTCAATGGCGGTTATTGATGGGGATGGCGCTTATGAGTACCTTTTAAACAAGGATGTTAACTTCATTCGGGCGGCTTATCCAGACCCAACAGCTACGGGTTTACCCCGGTACTATGCTTTATTTGGTTCTAGATTGAATGATCCGAACGAACTGAGCTTTATGCTAGGCCCAAAACCCGATGCAAACTACGGTATTGAGCTTCATTACAACGCTTATCCAGAATCTATTGTGGATGCTGGCACATCTTGGCTTGGTGATAATTACTCGCCCGCGCTGCTTTGGGGCAGTATAGTGGAAGCATATACGTATATGAAGGGCGAAACAGATCTACTAGTAGCCTACAAAGCCAAGTACGATGAAGCAATGCAACAATTGAACCGCTTGGGTACAGGACTTGAAAGAAATGACGCATATCGCGTTGGGCAGGCATCAATCAAGGTAAACCCATGAAAACCGTAGTAAAATCAACTTTTTTAGGAGCATAGAATGGCAATTACCCAAGCAATGTGTGATTCGTTTAAGGTGCAAATCCTTGCCGGTCAACAAAATTTAACATCTGGCGCAACACCCGTATATAAAATTGCTTTGTATACTAGTTCAGCAACGCTATCAAACGCAACAACTGCGTACACGACTTTGAATGAGCAAACTAGTTCTAGCTCAAACTATACCGCTGGTGGTAATACACTAACGATTAGCCAAAGTCCTACCTCTACAGGTAACGTAGCGTTTATGTCGTTTGCGAATAGCTCATGGACTAATGCGAATATTACAGCTAACGGTGCGTTGATTTATAACAGCACTGCAAATACGGCTGTTGCTGTGTTGGCTTTTGGTGGCGATAAGACTGCTACTAACGGTACATTTAGCGTTATATTCCCAACAGCGGACTCAACTTCAGCTATTATCCGGATTGCTTAAACAGGAGCTTTAGATGGCTCTGATCCTTGCAGACCGCATTAAGGAAAATACCACTACAACTGGTACTGGCACTATTGTATTAGGTGGTGCGCAGACCGGTTATCAGTCGTTTGCGGTAGTTGGAAATGCGAATACAACTTACTACACCATAGCGGATCAAGTTGGATCTAATTGGGAAGTAGGTATTGGCACGTACTATTCGGGTAACGTTTCTTTAGCTCGCACTACGATTCTATCTTCAAGTAATGCAGGTGCTGTTGCTAACTTTACTGCTGGTACTAAAGATGTATTTGTTACTTATCCATCAGAAACTGCTGCACTAGGTGGAAGCGGGCAAGCAATTATAGTAAATCAAGCAAACGCTACAGCAAACTACACAATTGCTGCTGGTACTAATGGTTTATCTGTTGGACCTATTTCCGTATCAAACGGCGTGTCAATTACCGTAAGTAGCGGTCAGCGCTGGTTAGTACTCTAAGGAATAAGTATGGCAAGCACAATATCCGCAGGAAATACCACTTCAACTTCAGTAGTTATTACTGGGGATACTTCTGGCAATTTAGCTTTTCAAACACAAGCTGGTGCTAATACCATTACCATAGCTAATCAAACAGGTACGCTTAATGCGGCAGGCCCTGCTTTTAGTGCTTATGGAAATGCTTCCCAAACTGTAACCGTAGCAACTTTTACAAAAGTTATATGCAATACAGAAGAATTTGATACTAATAATAATTATGATTCAACAACAAACTATCGGTTTACACCGACCATAGCTGGATATTATCAAGTAAATGGTGAAATTCTTGGACAAGGTTCTGTAACTTGTACTGGAGTTCTTGTAGGTATTTACAAAAATGGAAGTGTATTTAAATGGGGAAATTGGTCATACCCAGCAAGCACTACAGCAGGTAGGGTAACAGTTTCTGCATTAATTTATATGAATGGTTCTACAGATTATTTAGAATTATATGGATATGTTGCTGGAACAGGGACAATGTCTTTTCCCGGAACAACCGCTGTTGATGATTATTTTCAAGCTGTATTAGTAAGGGGCGCATAATGACGGTTATCGTAGACGGCACTAATGGCTTAACATTTCCTGATAGCTCAACTAAAATTAGTAATGCTGTTACTCAAGCAACTGTTTATACAAGCGGTTCTGGCACTTATACAACACCCACTAAGGCAAACCCCTATCTTATCAACCAAGCTGAGTTCATTGCCTATAGAAGTACAGTTAGAGGTTATGCAGTAAACCCAGTAGTAGATCCAATATTTCCTACAATACCAACCGAACAATGGAGTTCATAATGTCTTATTACGCTCAATGTTTTCCAACCGCAAATGCAAATTCATCAACGTTTACCGTAGCTCAAGTACTATCTGCGGACGAAGCTTTTGTTGCTGATCTTCCCGGTTTATGGAAACAAACTTCTTACAACACTTATGGCAATGTGCATTACGCACCAAGCCCTCCCGCTGCACCCCGCACTCCTGATGGTGGTGATCCTTTACGAGCTAACTACGCAGGTATTGGATACACATACAATGCATATGATGATGTTTTCTATGCCCCACAACCTTATCCATCATGGATTCTAAATACATCCACTTGGCTTTGGGAAGCTCCAGTACCGTATCCTGATGACGGTAAATCTTATACTTGGGACGAAGCTACATTGTCTTGGGTAGAAATACCTATGCTTTAAGCGTAAATGTCGTCCATAAATGCCCAAGCTGGAAATTCCGCAGCCGTTTCCGCCTTAATAAAAAGTTCGGATGGGACAACTACGCTTGTATTACAAACAAACGGTTCAAATGCAGTAGTTATAGATTCAACCCAGAACGCTAATATGGCTTCTACTGGGCAGTTTAAAGTTTCTGTTGGAACTGCTGCTCAAAGACCTACACCAACCAACGGAATGATCCGTTACAACACTTCTAACTTAGCTTTTGAAGCCTATATTAATTCTGCTTGGGTATCTTACATTCCAGTAATTATTGATGCTTTAATCGTAGGTGGTGCTGGTGGTTCAGGTGGTGGAATTAGTGGAGGTGGCGGTGCTGGTGGTGTTATATCTTTACCAAAACTTAGTTTAATTCCTAACACAATATATTCTTTTGTTATAGGTGCTGGTGGTGCTGGGGCAACTGGTTATCCTAGTGTTGGAACTACCGGAACAAGCACAACAGCATTTGGCGCTACCGCTGCTGGTGGAGGAGGCGGACCTTCATATGGTGATCAAAATGGTGTAGCAGGCGGAAGTGGTAGTGGTGCTGGGGCAGCACAATCTGGTGGTGCAACTGGCGGCTCATCTAGCGGAAATTCTTTAGGAAGCAATACAGGAATTATTTATGGTAATTCTGGAGGAAACCAATATGCTGCTAGAGGCGCAACCCCTACACGAGCAGGCGGTGGTGGAGGTGCAGGATTTCAAGCAAGTAATGTAGATTGTAATTCCGTAAATTCAAGCACATCTGCAAGTGGTTTTGGTAATGGTGGAGATGGAATACCATCAGCTATAACTGGATCTACATTGTATTTTGGTGGAGGTGGAGGTGGCGCAGCACACAATGGAAATGGTTATGCCGGTAATGGTGGAATTGGCGGCGGTGGTGGCGGCGGTGGAAATGATACTTTAAGCGCTGGTCTTGGCGGCGGAAGTTCTTTAAACTCTGGTTCAAATGGAGCAGGCGGCCCGAATGGAAATGGCGGCAACGGAGGTGCAAACTCTGGTGGGGGCGGTGGTGGTGGTGCTTGGCAAACCACTACTGGAGGATCTGGTGGATCTGGCGTAGTTATTTTATCTATTCCTACTGCCCTATATACTGGCACAACAACAGGTACTCCTACAGTTACCACGAGTGGCGCAAATACTATTCTTAAATATTTAGCATCTGGATCTTACACAGCATGAGTACAACCATTAATACCTCTTCTGCTGGGTTAATCGAATCGACCGATAATTCGGGGATACTACAGCTTCAAACTGCAAATACTGCGGCATTAACTATTACCACTACGCAAGATGTATTGTGCAATTCAACGGGCGCTGTTTTATTAACATCAGGCACAACTGCTCAAAGACCAGCATCTCCAGTTAATGGGATGATGCGTTATAACACTACCCTTGGTCAAATAGAGGGATATGCAAATTCTGTTTGGAATTTAATAACTTCTATTTCATTGCCAGCCTATACTGCTAGTTATTTGGTTGTTGGCGGTGGTGGAGGCGGCGGATCATTTGGTGGTGGTGGTGGAGCTGGTGGACTTTTAACTGGCAATACAAGCATCTATCAAGGAACTGTATATCCAGTTACTGTTGGTGCTGGTGGAACTGGATATGGAGCATCAGATATAGGAATTAACGGAAACAACGGAGGATCGTCTTCTGTATTTCAATTTACCGCTTATGGTGGCGGTGGAGGTGGTTCTAGATTTGGTTCAACTGCTTCTCCCGCTTATCGTGGAAATGCAGGAAATGATGGCGGTTCAGGTGGTGGTGGCGCAAACTCAGATAGTGGAGCTGGTGGCGCTGGCGGTTCTGCAAAATCAAGTCAAGGCTATGCTGGAGGTGCGGGCAAATCAGGAACTGCTGGAACACCAAACTATTCTCATGGTGGAGGAGGTGGCGCTAGTCAAGCTGGTTGTGCTGGTGGAGGAAATGGAACAGTTGGAGCCTATGGCGGTGCAGGGGTTGCATCTAGCATTACTGGTTCATCAGTAACTTACGCAGGTGGCGGTGGTGGAGGAGTTTATAGCAACGGAACAGTTGGACCCGGCGGTAGTGGTGGAGGAGGTGCTGGTGGTGGTAGTTATAGTGGCGCACCAAATGCTACAGCAGGGACAGCCAATACAGGCGGTGGTGGCGGCGGCGGCGTTTATAATGGCGCTGGTGGGGCTGGTGGATCTGGCGTAGTAATTATTTCTGTACCCACCACAAACTATACTGGTACAACTACTGGAAGCCCTACAGTAACTACAAACGGTAATAATACTGTACTAACTTTTACAGCATCTGGATCTTATACGGCATGAGTACAATCATAAACGCTAACGCAAGCGGTATAGTTCAAACCGTAGATACTTCTAGCTCTTTGCAATTGCAAACGGCTAATACTGCCGCACTTACAATTAGTAATGCGCAAAACATTACATTTAACTCAACTGGTGCTATTACAGTTCCAGCAGGAACAACAGCTCAAAGACCAACCGGTTTAACGGGCGCAGTAAGATATAACAGTACTACAGCGCAATTTGAGTTTTATAACAGTAATAATTGGTATTCCCCTACTACAGTTGCCTTACCTGTTAATACTGTTGCTCCCGTTATCTCTGGCAGCGCTATTGTTGGTCAAACCCTGTCATCTACAACGGGTACATGGTCAAATTCACCTACTAGTTATGGATACCAATGGATAGCCAATACTACAAACATTACTAATGCTACATCCAGTACATTTGTTCTAACATCTACCCAAGCTAACGCAAACATGACTTGCAACGTAACTGCTACAAATGCAATGGGTACTGCTAATGCCGTAACATCTAATTCACTTGGTCCAGTTGTTAACGAATACACAGCATCCTACTTAATTGTTGCTGGTGGCGGAGCTGGCGGAACTCCAGCAGGCGGATATAATTCTGGTGGCGGCGGTGCTGGTGCAGGCGGTTTATTATCTGGTACTTCAACATTTACTCCGGGAACAGTTTATACAGCAACTGTTGGCGGTGGTGGTACAAACGGCGGCGCTGGAAATGCTGGTAATAATGGTAGCAATTCCTCTCTAACGGGCGTAACTGCCGCAGTTGGTGGTGGCGGAGGAGCTAACACAGGAAATGGTTCTTCTGGTGGTTCAGGCGGTGGAAGTTATGGTGGTTTTAATGCCGCAGGGACATCAGGACAAGGAAACAGTGGTGGCGGTGGTTCTGGTGGAGTATCTCCCTATTCTATGGGTGCTGGAGGCGGTGCTGGTGGTGCGGGTGGTTCAGCATCGGGTAGTAATTCTGGCAATGGTGGCGGCGGTGCCGCATCTTCAATTACAGGCAGCTCAGTAACATATGCTGGTGGTGGTGGCGGTTCTGGTTATAACCCTTTAGGGGGAGTTGCTGGAGGTGGCGGTAGTGGTGGCGGCGGAGGTGGTGGACAAACTTCTAATCCTGCAAGCGGTTCAGCCAACACAGGCGGTGGTGGTGGTGGTGGATCTTCTGGCGATGGCAATATATACTATGGTGCTTCAGGCGGTTCTGGAGTTGTAATTCTTTCTGTACCAACATCCCGTTATTCTGGTACAACAACTGGATCACCAACGGTAACTACAAGCGGATCAAATACGATCATTAAATTTACTGCTAGCGGAACTTACACAGCCTAATTATGTTTGGATTTAATTCATTCGCCGCAACCCCGTTTGGTGCATTACCCGGCGGGGCGGTTAGCGTTGTTGTTAACGTTACTGGCGTTCAAGCAGTTGGTTATTTAGGTACTGCAAATGCTACAGGCGCAGCTAATGCCTATGTAACTGGTGTTCAGGCTGTTGGTCAAATCGGTACCGTAACCACACAAGCGGGTGCAGTAGTTAATTTAACAGGCGTTCAAGCCGTAGGGCAAGTAGGTAGCCTAACCGTAGCCGCAAGTGCAATAGTTAATCTAACAGGTGTTCAGGCGGTTGGGTATTTAGGCACTGCTAGTGTTACAGGCACTGCGGTAGTAAATCTAACGGGCGTTCAAGGAATAGGTCAGGTTGGCACCGTAACAGTCAAAGAAGGCGCTAACGTCTATCTTACGGGAGTGCAAGGTGTAGGACAAGTTGGCACCGCCACAACCACCGCAGGCGCAGTAGTAAACCTTACTGGAGTTCAAGCCCCCGTACAAGTAGGCACCGTAACGGTTAAACAAGGCGCTGGAGTAAATTTAACGGGCGTTCAGGCTGTTGGTAAAACTGGCACCGTAACTACAACTGCTGGTGCTGTAGTATTTTTAACAGGCGTTACAGGCGTTACCCAGCTAGGAACTGCTTCTGCTACTGCGGGGGCAAATGTTTACTTAACGGGTGTTCAAGTTGTAGGAAAAGTTGGAACTGTAACCACCGCAGCAAACGCTAATGTATATCTAACGGGTGTTCAGGCTCAAGGACAGGTTGGTTCAGTTACTACCAAAGCAAGCGCAGTAATCTATTTAACGGGCGTTCAGGGTGTAGGGCAGCTTGGGCAAGTAACTATCTCCTTAACCCAAAATATCCGTGTTACAGGGGTTCAAGCGGTAGGATACATAGGCACAGCAACAACTATAGCCAATGCTAATATCTACTTAACAGGGGTTCAAGCTACGGGTATAATTGGCAATGTATTGGTTTGGGGCCAGATACCTAACGACCAAGACCCGAATTGGACAGATATTGACGATGATTCTAGCAATAGCTGGAGTCAAATTAATGATTCAGAAACCACAGAGTGGGAACTTATAGCAGCATAAAGGACAAAAATGCCATCAACTTATAGCCCAAGTCTCAAACTAGAACTTATCGGTAACGGCGAACAAGCCGGTACGTGGGGAACAACTACGAATACAAACCTTGGAACGCTGCTTGAGCAAGCAATTACTGGGGTACTTCCAATTACGCTTACTGGCGATGTAACACTTACTGATTATAACGGGTTATCAGATCAAGCCAGAAATGCTGTATTAATTTTTAACGGGCTACTTGGCGCTCCATGCAACGTTATTGCCCCACCTTCTCAAAAAGTTTACATTATTAGAAATAGAGCTAATGCTACCGTAACTATTAAAACAACATCAGGAAACGGTATTTCTATTGCTAATGCAGGTAGTGAGGTAGTTTTCTGTGATGGTACTGATTTTTATAGTGCAACCGCATTTAACTACATTAATGGCAATTTAACGGTTACTGGAAATGTGGCTATTGGAGCTAGTTTAACAGTTGCTGCAAATGCTACTTTTGGTGCAACTATTTTTGGAAATTCTAGTACTAGCCAATGGTACTTGCCTACTGGGGATACTGCTTCCCGCGCCTCTTCAGGACAAAATGGAATACTACGTTATAACAGTGAATTAGCAATATACGAAGGCTATACGGGCGGTACTTGGGTTCGATTCCAAACTTACCCGCAAGGAGTATATGGCATTAGTTACCTTATTATAGCTGGGGGTGGTGCTGGTGGTTATATTAATAGTTTTGGCGGTGGTGGCGGTGGTGGCGGATATATAGCTAGCTCGCTCTCAGTAACACCCGGTGCTACTTATACAATGGTTATTGGCGGCGGTGGAACTGGCGCTGGTGGTGCAGGTACTAATTCTTCTATTACAGGCGTTAATATAGCTTCTGGCGGTGGAGCGGGTGGTCAAGCTGGTAGTTATGCAGGTGGCGGAAACGGTTATTCGGGTGGTTCTGGAGGCGGTGGCGGTTCATATGCAGGCGGTGAAAGTGGTGCTGGTGGTGCTGGTGTTTCAGGGCAAGGAAATAATGGTGGTAACGGCTCAACATATGCGGGCGGTGGCGGTGGCGGTGGAGGCGCAATTGGTGGTGATGCTGGCCCTAATGGTCCCGGAGGTACTGGTGGTATTGGATATTTAAGCACTATTACAGGTAGCGCTGTTTATTATGGCGGTGGCGGTGGTGGCGGTAACGGGGGCGCTGGAAGTTCTGGAGGCGGTGGTTCTGCAAACAATAACGGTAGTATAAATACCGGGGGTGGTGCTGGTGCTGGTACTACTAGCGGTGGTTCAGGCGTAATTGTTGTTTCTATTCCTACCGTAAGTTATAGCGGAGTTACTACTGGTGGACCAACAGTTACTATTTCTGGCGCAAACACTATTCTCAAATACACATCTTCAGGAACTTACACAGCATGATTATAGAAACTCAAGCCCAAGATATTCCCGGTAAAGACGCAGATTGCGCAACTAAAATAGAAATCCTTTGTCCAAGTTGTAATCGAGATGTAGATGAAGCTGAACTGGCGGCGCTAAGATGCAGTGATTGTGGTGCCGATTTATCTGACCCTAAACAGAATCTGGCTGTTGCCGTGACCTCTGTGCCTGTATTTGGAGTAACTTTCTAATGTTTATTATTGATTACGTATTTGATAAGTTAGGTTATATTCGCAAACCAATACCTGCGCCTTGGCCTTTTCCCCCAGCAAAAGTAAAGCCCGCTACTAAAAAAACGGTAAAGAAAACTGTAGTTAAGAAGTCCAAATGAAACGAGTAACCGTTAAACAAATGGCGAAGTCTAGAACCATGTGGTTTTCGCTTGCGTTGATGATTGTTGGTGCGGTATATGAGAATTTCTCGTACCTGCAGAATGTTATTGATCCTAAATACTACGGGATTATTTTGATGTGTATTGGTGTTACTTGTGCAGTTTTACGGTTTTATACTACTTTGCCATTGGATAAAGAATGAACTATCTTATATATGCTTTAGTGTTAGTGCCTGTTAACTTAATTGGAACCGTTCTGACATTTCCATTAGCTTTTATTATTGGCATTATGTATTCCACTCAAATTGGTTGGTGTAACAACGCCACTGTTTGGCAGTCAGGCCCACGCCTCTTCTCTTTCTTGTCATGGTTTCAGACGCCCGATAACAGCTTAGATGGCGATCAAACCTTTAGGGCAGAACATAACCCTTGTTGGTGGTCAAAAGTTCAATGGCTGTGGCGTAACCCGTTCTATGGTTTTGATGTTAAGTTTATTGACGGCTCCTCTGGTATGAGTTATCAGGGTGATATTAACTGCAATGAAACCCACGAAGGCACGATTCGTGTAGAGGGTCATAATTTATGGCAGTACAACTCATACCATTATGTTTTTGGCAAAATGATGATCTTAAACTTTGGGCATAACATTCGTGCCTTAGTTGACCCTGCGTTTATTACTCCAGACCAATGGCACAACAATACAGCGCTGATTAAAAACTTCCCAGCCACCTTTGCATTCACTATTAGGTTCGTATAATGTTCGGACTAACTATACCCATTCAGTTTTATATCTACGCAGCCTTAGCCCTAGCGGCAATTGGCGGTATTGGCTATGGTAAATACGAATCCGTTAAATACGATGCTTATGTATCTAAGGTAGAACTAGCTGCTAAAGAGCAGGAAATGATTAACAAATCTAAGGCTAAAGAAGCCGCTCAAGTTAATGAAAAGGTAAAAAATGATTATGAAAACCGTATCGCTCTTATTAAGCGTACTTATGGTGGGATGCGCCTCTCCAGTACCAATCAAACAGGCACAGTTTCCGCTACCGCCAACCCAACTGATGGCACCCCCGCCGACCCTAAATTTATTGAAAAATGCGCAATAACTACGCAAATGCTGGTTAGTTTGCAAGGCTGGCTGTCAGAACAGATTGGTATATTTAATGCAAAGTAGTCAGCTACACGCCCTCGGTATAGATGATAAATGGTTGGAGCCTTTAAATGCTACCTTCCAAAAATACAACATTGCAACACCAAAGCGTGAAGCAGCGTTTATTGGTCAGTGTTCTGTTGAAAGCGCTAACTTTACTCGTTTACAAGAAAACCTTAACTATTCCGCCCAAAGATTAATGCAGGTTTGGCCCAGCCGTTTTCCCAATATTAGTATGGCGCAGCCCTATGCCAACAACCCAGAGAAGCTTGCTAACTTTGTATACGCTGGACGCATGGGCAATCTTCAAGATGGCGATGGTTGGAAGTTTCACGGTAGAGGTTTAATACAATTAACAGGTAGAGAGAATTATGCAAATTGCGGAAGTAGTATTGGTGTCGATATTATTGATAACCCTGATTTACTACTCACTCCCAAATATGCCACTCTAAGTGCCGGTTGGTTCTGGAATAAACACGGTTTAAATTTACTTGCAGATGCCCAAGAATACGGCACAATGACAAGAAGAATCAATGGTGGGACTACGGCTCTTGATGAGCGTATTGCCAAGATAACTAAAGCTTTACAGGTACTAGGATAAGTATGCCATTAACAAAAATTATTCTCCGTCCCGGCCTTAATAGAGAAGGTACTAACTACGCCAATGAAGGCGGGTTTTATGATGGCGATAAGATTCGGTTTAGATCTGGCTTTCCTGAAAAGCTTGGTGGATGGATTAGATTAAGTACATATAAGTTCTGGGGTGTATGCCGTTCTATGTGGAACTGGGCTACTTTATCTGGGTATAACTACCTTGGAGTTGGTACTAACCTTAAATACTATGTAGAAAATGGTGGGCAGTATTACGATATTACTCCTGTTGTATCAACGCTTACTTTAAGCAATGCCCTATCTACAGGCCGTACTACCCTTGCAGCTAACGTAAACGCAACTACAACGACCCTGTTATTTACTGCCTCTACTAATTTTCCGCCCCAAAATGGCTACGTTAAGATTGATAGCGAGGTTATTTTTTATAATGCATTAAGCGCTAATATAGCAACAAACTGCGTACGTGGGTTTAACAATACTACTGCGGCATCCCATATGGCAAATGCTAATGTTTCCAGCGCGTTTGTTAAGATTTTTGATGGTACTAATAATGCTAATACTAGGGATTACCTTATCTTATCTAACTGTGCAGTTTCGGTTGGTGGGTTAGCTAATACCGTTATTAATGGCGAGCATCAAATTTTAAGCTATGGATCGGCAACTTATTACTTCTTAGCTTCAACTTCAGATAACAACTTATCTAATGTAACTTACTGTACTTCTTCCGCTTCTAATGTGGGTGGAAATGTAACCTGCCAAGTATTGTGCCATGTAGGACTTGAATACTATGTTAACGGTAATGGTTGGGGCGCTGGTAATTGGGGTCAATACGGATGGGGTAATGCTGCACCTTTGGGTGTTAGTGTAGGAGAGCAGCTTGTTATTTGGACCAATGATAACTACGGTCAAGACCTTGTATTTGCGCAACGTGGTGGGCAGATTTTTTACTGGGATGCAAACTTAGGCACAACATATCGGGGTAAAAAGTTATCAGATTTAGCTAATACTGCATCTTACAGTGGGCAGTTTGTTCCTTATAAAACGCTTGAGGTTTTAGCTTCTGATATTCAGCGGTTTGTTATGGCTTTTGGTGCTAATTCTTATGATCCTACAAACCCTCTAACGGATTTTGATCCTATGTTGGTGCGGTGGTCAGATCAAGAAAACCCATACCAGTGGGTGCCAGATATTACAAACCAAGCAGGCGAGTTTAGGCTTTCACATGGCTCTTATATTGCTACTACGATTAATACCCGCCAAGAAGTACTAGTATTAACAGATTCTACGCTTTATTCTATGCAGTATTTAGGGCCACCTTATATCTGGGGATTTCAAGTATTGATGGATAACATTTCGGTAATGGGTCCAAATGCAGTTATTACGGTTAACAATATCACTTACTGGATGGGTGGGGATAAGTTCTACATGTACTCTGGTAGAGTGGAAACCTTACCTTGTGCGCTGCGGCAATATATCTTTGATGACCTTAATAAAGATCAATCATGGCAAGTTACTGTTGGTAGTAATGAGGGCTTTAATGAAATCTGGTGGTTCTATTGCTCTACTAACTCAGTAGTGGTGGATAAGTACGTTATTTATAACTACCTTGATCGTGTATGGTATTACGGCACATTAAACCGTACTTTCTGGTTAGATTCAGGATTGCGCCAAACCCCAATGGGTACTTTCCAAAACGGTGTAGATTCCTTATTAAATTCAACTGGCTGTGTGGTTAACCATGAGCTTGGTAATGATGATGCTTCTACGGCTACCTCTTTGCCTATTTACTCTTATGTGCAGTCCTCTGATTTTGATATTGGAGATGGACACAACTTTGGTTATGTATGGAGAATGTTGCCTGACGTTAACTTTAATGGATCTAATGTAGATGGCCCAGTTGTTACGATGGAATTACAGCCCCGCCAAAACTCAGGTTCGGCCTATGGAAGCCCATCAAATGCGGCAACAATCAGCGGCAATAACTTTGCTGTATACCCACAATATACGGTTCAAGAATTTACAGGCCAAATATATACAAGAATTCGCGCCCGCCAAATGGCAATGAAAATTAGCTCTGATGGTTTAGGGGTATCTTGGCAGTTGGGCGCACCACGGATTGATATTAGGCCAGACGGACGGAGAAGCTAATGGCATCAAACGCTACAAGCATCCGTAATACCGTTGCTCCTAACTTACCTATTGGGCCAGTAGAGTACAACCAAAACTATCAAGATCAGTTTAGCAATGCACTACGCCTATACTTTAATCAAGTAGATAACGTTACCGGGGCGCTATTAGGGAGTACTGGTGGGCAGTATCTGGGGAATACCTATATATCCGTTCAGAATAACTCTAACGTAACTGCTACGGCAAATACTGCTACCCTAGTTACCCTCAATACTACTGATTACTCTAGTGGCATGACCTTGGCAAATAGTGCCATTACCGTGTCCCAAAACGGTATTTACAACCTTCAGTTTAGTATTCAACTTCAAAATAATGATAATGAGATACACTATGCTGATATTTGGTTGCGCAAAAACAGTACAAATATACCAGCTACGGCTAGTAAGATTGTGCTTCCAGCAAGGAAAAACGCTAGTGAATTTAACTATGCACTTGCGGCAGCCAACTTCTTTGTTTCATTAAATACCGGGGATAGCGTTGCCTTGTACTGGGCTACGGACTTTAATACCGTGTCTTTAGTTAGTTTACCAGCGCTTACAACCCCCTATGCTAGACCTGTTAGCCCGTCTGTAGTGGTCACATTATCTTTTGTATCAAGGCTATAGACATGATAAAATCAGCACATATTAAGAAGGACTTCTATGTATTCTAACGGAATAATGGGACTAAACGCGCCGGGACTTGGGCAGAATGATGTTTATCCCGGAAGCAATCAAAACGCATCTGAGTATGCTACTTCTGCACAAACGCCTGTAAGTTCCTCTGCAATTAACGCTGGTTACGACCCTAAAACCGATGCCTATAGTGGTCAAATGATGGCTAGAGGCGGTATTGCCTCTATACCGCGTTTTGATGGGGAAGATGGTAGCCAAGTAATGTTATCAGCCCCCGGAATGAATGCCGTTGATCCATCGGCCCAAGATAATACCCCTTCTACATGGACGCCCGATCAGCCCGTAAAGCTTCAATCAATGGATCAAATGCTGGCTGGAGATGCTAGCGGCAAAGATTTTAAACCTACCGAACATGGATACGAATGGAACGGGAGAGGTTTTATTAACCCTAATGGTTCAACTTTATCTGTAGATTCAAACGGTTTTGTAACTCAAGCATTACCATCCCTTAAAGATTATGAGTTTAATGGGAAGTATTGGAATCCAGCGGGCGAAAACATATCTTGGAACCCAGAAAAAAATCAAACCGCATACAAAATCGGTGGTGTTGAAGTGCCTATTGAACGACAAGCTACAAAAGGTATTGCGGCATTTACTGATGCTGAGGGTAAACCCAGAATGCAAATGGACCAAAATAACTTACCTATATTTACTCAACCAGAGGGAATAACGCAATCAAAGCTTTGGATGGATGAAGTTGGCGCCCCATTATTAGCTTCTGCTGCATTGGGTGGAGCTGCCGCTTTTGGTTCTGGCGCTATTGGTGCTGGTACAACTATGGCTAATGCTGGAGCTACTGGAGCTGTTGGAACTGGAGCCGGAGCCGGAGCTGCGCCCGGATATGGTATTAGTACTAGTGCTACTCCTCCTGGAATTTATTCTATCGGTACTACTCCTACTGGAATTGGTTCTATTGGTACGGGAGCTTTAAATACTGGTGTTCCTACTGGTTTAGGAATTACTGAAGGTTCGGCTTTAACTGGAACAGGTATTGGTGCTGGTAACACTGCTGGTATGAATATGTACCAAAAAGCGGCGTTGGGTACTTTGGCATTAAAAGGATTAACTAGTGGCGCTGGAACCCAAGGTACAACTACAGCAACTACACAGTCTAGCTCCCCAACATACACTACAACCACTTCTACTCCTGTAGCATTTAATCCAGGAAAAAACACTGCATTTCCTACAACAACTCCTATATACAATACACCTACGATGGGCTCTAACCAGAACACAGGTTTAGCATATCAACCAATGACTTTTAAATATTATGCTCATGGTGGTATTGCAGATTTAGGTGGATACGCCGCTGGCGGTAAGTTACTCAAAGGTCCCGGCGATGGAATGAGTGATAGTATCGTAGCTAATATAGGCGGTAAACAGCCTGCCCGTTTAGCCGATGGGGAATTTGTAGTACCCGCAGATGTGGTATCTCACTTAGGTAATGGCTCTACTGATGCTGGAGCAAAGCATTTATATAAAATGATGGACAATATTCGTAAAGCTCGAACAGGAAACCCTAAACAGGGCAAGAAAATTAACGCAGATAAGTTTTTACCAAGGAATTAAATTATGGGATTATTCGATGCATCATCGTTGCCTTCAGGCCCAACAAGTCAAACGACTCAAAATCAATCATCTACAGGAACAAACACGGGTACAGTATCCCCTTGGGTGCAACCTTATGTCTCTGATTATTTAACCCGTAGTCAAAACTTAATTGCAAACCAACAAACTCCAGCCTTATTAAATCAATCTTATGTTGGCGCAGCTAATTTACAGCTTCCTACTGGTTTTGCAAAAGGTTCTGCTTTAGCCCAAGCTGGTGGACAAGGAAATTTAAGCACCGCTCCTATCGCTTTAGAGTATGGTTCACAAGGTGCACAATATGGTGCACAAGGTGTTCAGTACGGTCAAACAGGCGCAGCTATGGGTACAGCGGCAAGTCGCGCTGGTGATATGTATACCCAACAAGCTACAAGTCCACAGGCAATGCAAGCCTATATGTCGCCTTATATGAACGACGTAGTAGATTGGCAAAAACAACAAGCAATTAGAGACTATCAAATTCAAGCTCCTCAAATGGCAGCTCAATCTGTAGGTGCTGGGGCATTTGGTGGTAATCGTTTAGCTCTTCAACAATCAGAAGCTAATCGTGGATTACAGAATCGTTTGGCTGGTATTGAAGCTACAGGACAACAACAAGCCTATCAAAATGCACAACAAGCGCAACAATTTGGCGCTAACTTAGGGCTTCAAGGTTTACAGGCCGGTATGCAAGGCCAACAAGTAGGTTTACAAGGTCTTGGCACTGCAATGCAAGGAACCCAAATTGGTTTACAAGGTGTTAGCGGAGCGCAAGCTGGATACTCTGGGGCAACTACAGCCGGTGGTACTTTGGGTAATATTGCGGCGCAAGAATCTCAAGCTAAGTTGGCTCAGTTGGCTTTGCAAAATCAGTTTGGTTTACAACAACAAAACTTCCCATATCAACAACTTCAATTTGCAAATCAACAATTAGCTGGGTTACCTATTAGCAGCCAATTAACAACAGGAACAAACCAAGGTACTAGCCAAGGCTATCAGTCTCCGCCTAATGCGCTTTCACAAATAGCTGGTATTGGAACTGCCGGACTTGGGGTACTTGGATTATCAGGTGTATTTAAAGCCGAGGGCGGGCAAATTAAAAGCTACGCTTCAGGCGGGTTAGTATCACTTGCATTAGATAGAGCTATGAGAGGTGCTGCATGAGTCAAATTACTGGATTACTTCCTACTTTAGCTAGAGCGGACAGCTTAAAATCTGTAGATGCTTTAAAACAAGCAGTTAATGATGGTACTATTCCCGGTTATATTGGCGTGCCAATGATTGCTGACTTAATTAAAAAGCAACAACAAGCTCAGGGTATGGCCCAACCACAACCTACAGCAACTGTAGAAGATCAGGTTTATGCGCAAGCGGCTCAGTTGCAAAACCCCCAGCCCCAAATGCCTCAGCAACAGATGCCACCCCAACCAATGCCTCAACAGCAGGTACCTCCTCAACAGGTACCTCAACCCATACCACAACAACCAATGCCACAGCCTACACAGCTAGCCGGCATAACGGGCGCACAAAGCAACCTTCCAACTAGAGCTATGGCTGGTGGTGGTATTGTAGCTTTCGCTGGTAATACTGATGGTAGTTTAGTTGGTGATGAGGACTATAACTCCGAGGATGACGAAGACAACGAAGAATACTACGCTGATATAGCTTCTAAAAATCAACGGGCTAAAATGATAGCTAGCCAAGCTAGTAATACCGCTCTTACAGACGCTTTAATGCAACAAGCCGCGGAACAACAAGGCGGATATGGCTATGGTGTTAATCCAGAACAACAAGGCGCCGTAAATCAAGGTATAACTTATAAAGAGCCTTTACCTTCTGGTGGGTCTAAAGGAATTCAAGATACAGCTTTTATAAATAAAATTAGACAGTTAGAAAGCCGGGGACGTGATTATGATGAACGTGGCAATATTTTAACTTCTCCTAAAGGCGCTATGGCTAGTATGCAAACTATGCCGGCTACATTACGCGACCCGGGTTTTGGTGTTAGACCAGCGCAAGATAATAGCGTAGAAGAAATGAACCGTGTTGGACGTGATTATGGCAATGCTATGTTACAACGGTATGGCAACCCAAAAGACGCTGCTATGGCTTACAACTGGGGTCCTGGTAATGTAGATAAATGGATTGCTGGTGGTAGAAAAGGTCCTGTACCTGGAGAAACTCGTCAGTATGCGTCTAACTTTAAAGAAGGCGGAATCGTTCAATTAGCTGGCGGCGGGGTAGTTGCGTTTGCTGGTAAAGATGGTAGTTTAGTAGGAAATAGTTATTTTGGAGAACCAGAAGATGTGTATAGCCCTGAAGGTGTTTTAGTTACTGGGCCAGGTACTATGAGAGAACCAGAAAAACCAGAATGGGAAAAAGAATGGGAAAGAAAATATCTTAAACCTACAATTCCAGCCGCCGCACTAGATAAATATGATCCACTTAATGCATCACAAGAAGGGTTTCCTCTTGGTGGACAAGCCGTAATACCGCCGGCTGTAGTACCTCCAGCTATAATTCCTACGCCACAAAAATCTGCTGAAGAAGCTCTTTATGAACAGATGTTAAAAGCTTATGATATGAGAGAAGCTACCAATAAAAGCGATAGAACAATGGACAATTACTTGGCGCTTATACAAGCTGGGCTAGGTATGATGGGTGGTACATCGCCTTATGCTATGGCTAATATTGGTCAAGGTGGTTCAGCGGGTATTTCGTATTTAGCTAATGCTAGAAAGCAACAAGGTTTAGCTGAACGTGGACTTGCTAGAAATCAAATGGACTTGCTTACAGCTCGACAAGCTATGAATATTGCTAAAGAAAATAGAGAATCAAGAGAAAAACTTGGTATTGGTAGCCTTGAAGAAAAATATGGTAAAGATGTAACTGCGGTTGAAAGTAGGAGAACCGCAGAAATTAATAAATTAGTAGAAAAAGATATTAATTTAAAACTGCAAATACCTAATTTAGAACGTAGAATGTCAGAAGCAATAGCGGCAGGTAAACCTGTTGATCCAAAAGATGAAGCTGAATATAATAGATTAATTAGAAAGAAAGCAGAAATAGAAGCCAAGATAAAACGGGAGATGCCACTACCCCCTAGACCTGGCGCTTTGGGAGGCGGATTTAGTCCTACAGAAAGCCAACTTGGTGCTTTTAATAAATATTCTACCTAGGTAACTATGGCTGAGTTACAAAAGTTGTATGAAGCATTAGAAAGAGCGGATGCCGCGGGTGATACTGAATCGGCAAAAGAACTAGCCACATGGATAAAAAGTTCGCCTGGGTTTTCTCAACCTAAAGAACCAGAACCAGAAACTTTTGCGCCAACACAACCATATCAAACAACCCCTGCAACTGGTATCGGAGCATTTGTACCTGCTGTTAAACGTGGGGCATTAGGTATAAGTTCTTTACTTGGCGATGTAGCTCCAGCTATGGCTGGGCGTGTAGGAGAAAAGATTGGTATTAAAGGTGCTAAAGAATACGCTGACCGCCAGATGGCAGAAGCTGCCCAAGCCCAACAAGACATAGAACGAAACTATCCAAGCGCAGTCCCTAGTTATACTAACATTAAAGGTGCGGGTGACTTATTAACTTATATTGTTGAAGCGGTTGGTGAAACACTACCTTCTATATTACCTTCTATATTTACTGGAGGTGTAGCGGGTATTGCAGGGCGTGGAGCAGTTGTGGCGGCAGAGCAAGCTGCAAAAGCGGCGGCTATGGAAGCGGCTAAAAAACGTCTTACATATAGTGCTGGTAAAATGTCCCAAGAAGAGTTAATAGCCATAGCTCAACAAGATGCTATGAAAGCCGGCGTAGATGCCGCACGTAAGACAGCCCTTAAGTATGAAGCTGCTGGAGCTTTAGCTGGATCTGCAGCACAAAACATTCCTGACGTATATCAAAGCATTGCACAATCTACAGGCAAAGAAGAGCTTGGTGTTACTCTAGTATCTGGCGGATTTAATACAATATTAGATGCTATTACCCCGTTAAACTTAATGCGCATCGCCCGTAAAAGAGGGTTGTCGCCTGATGAACTAATAGGTGGTTGGGTTAAGCGTTTAGGTAAAGGCTTTGCAGAAGGACTAATAACTGAGGGCGGTACCGAAGCTGCCCAGGAAATGTCTACTGCAGCGGCTGAAAAGTTTGTAGATCAAAATAAGAATTTCTTTACTGAAGCTAATTTTGTACGGTTTTTAGACTCTGGTCTTAAAGGTGGTCTTGGTGGAGGTGTTCTTACGGGCGCTACTAATGTGGCATTTAATCGGGCTACTCCCCCACCCCCATCTGCTAAAGAACCCCCAGAAACTGCGCCAGAAGCCGTAGTTGAGCCAACTGTTGTACCGCCTGTTACCCCTGTTTCTATGCTTGATGAGGCAGGTAATGTAATTCGTTCTACACAAGTCACACCTGAAGAACTTGCAGCTAGCAAAGTACAAGCGGAAACAATTACTAAGCCAACCGCAGAACAAATAAAAGCAGATGAAGCCGCTGTTTTAGCTACCGCTGGCGCTGATACGTTTGATATAGCTACACCGCCAAAACCAATACCAAAATTTACAGGGCTTACACCAGAAGCAGCTAAGATAGTTGAGCAAGTAACGGCAGGGTTTTTGCCACAAGGGCTTGATGATGCTAAAATAAAACAAATAGCTGAAGAAAATTTAATCCCATGGAGTCCTGGATTAACTTCTAAAGAATTAACAGATGCGCTAATAGCTAAACAAGGAGCCACAAATGCAGACATTAACGCAACACCAAGTGGAAAGAGCATTGAAGTTCCTGGCGAGCGAACTGGACTTTTACCCGCCGAAGGAGCTGGAGTGCCTCTCGGAACTGGATTGGCTGACACTGAGAGTGATGTTAACGCAGTTGTCAGTGGAGCGGGAACACAGCCAGCTACACTAAGCGCAGAAGACCAAGCGGCATTACAAGATGAACTAGCTGCTGAACTAAGCGCGGAAGAAGCGCCTACTGAAGTAACCCCCAAAGATTATATTAATTCACCCAGTGAATATGCTGCCGTAGCTCCAGGCACTAAAGAAGCTGCTATTAAGTTTGCTGCGCATGAACGGGTATATGATGAAGAAGATAAAAAAGCTGGTGAGTTTACTGAAAAGCAAGCGGAAGTAGCTGAAAAACGGGAAGCCTTTATTGAGAGTTTAGCTCCAGAAGAAAAAGTTAAGGTAGAGGAAATAGCTAAAAAAGTAGCTAAAAAAGAAGAAGCCGTTAAAGAAGCTAGGTCTAAACAACGAGTAAAGACAGCAGATAGCGCAACACTAGCTAAACGGGCAGCTCGTAAGAACGAATATAAAAAAGCCCTTAGAGCTATTAAAAGAGAAGAGATAGCCGCTAGCGCTGAAAAAGATTTAGAAGAAGTTAAAAGCCAAAAAGAAACTGCATTGCCCGGTCAAAAAGCTTTTATAGGTAAAACAGCCTATGAAAAAGAACGGGTTGTAAAAAATCTTGAAAGAGATATTAATGAGCTAGGTGATATTGATGACGTCCTTAAAACAATATCCGATGAGAAAGCTAATACATCTGCTACTAGATCAGTCGCTAAAAAATTAAAAGAATTAATTAAAAATTTAGATATAGACGTAGATATTATTTTTGGTGAAGTAGAAGAAGGCCGTGATGGTAAGTTTGATCCCGCTACTAATACAATAACTATGGCTGGTAAAGACGGTAAGTACATAGGTAAGCGACGTTTAGATAGCGCAGTGTTGCATGAGATTATGCACTATTTGACTGACCATATATTTACAGATACTAAAGCATATTTAAACTCAATAAAAGACCCAGTAAAACGTAAAGATGTACAGGCTGCCTTAGTGCGGCTACAAAATAATTACAATTACGTTAAGTCTAAATTAGGTAACAAATACGATTTAAGTACTATTAAAGAGTTTATTGCTGAAGCATACGGTAACCCAGACTTTCAAATGGATATGGGAATGTTGCCACCATCCAGTACTTATACTAAAGCTATTAACTTCTTTACAGAATTAGCTAGAAATATTGCTAGGGCTTTTGGGTTTAGCGGAGCAGAGGAAGCTACTACATATAAAGAAGTACTAGAAGACATTGCTCAAATTATTGCTGTAGCCCCAACGGCAGAGTTACGTGGTACAGAAGTATCTTATTTGAAGTCAGATGTTGAAGGGCTTAAAGAATCAGCAGTGCCGCCTAAAGTACATAAAGACATAGATTTTAAACAGCATATTGCTAATCAAGTTAAAAACTTAGACAAAAACTTAGAAGTACCTTCAGCACATAAGATAAAAGAAATTCTTACAACTAAAGAAGGCGGTAATTGGTTAACAAGAAAATTCCAAAATAAACGGGAAGTTTTACGGCGCATTTATATTTCCTTAGAAAGACAAGGAGTATTAAAGACTTTTGGAAATGAAATTAATAACGTAGGTGCGCAGTTTGACACCGCCGCTGCAATATCGGATAACTTAGACCGGTGGCATAACAAACAAACACGCGATGAAACTATTGAATTAATTGGTAAATATGCAAAAGCCGCTGGTATTACTGAACATCAAGCGCTTGTTAACCTAAGTACTTATCTTGAAGTATTACACGAACCAGAACGCCGAGCAGTTAAATGGCTTACAACCGTGCCGCTTTCACACGACTTAACTTTAAAATATCTTGGAAAACAAATAAGTCCAGCAGATCGTCGGCGCCAAATACTTGATTTTTTAAATGCTTATAAAGAACCAGACGCGGCTAAAAGGCAGTCTGTAGTTAAAGAGTTGCGTAAAGAATTAGATGCTATTGTTAGTAATAAGGCTAATTTAGGTACGGGTATTACTGATATTAACGACGCTAAATATAATGTTGTTGGTGGGCTTTCTCCTGAAAAAATTGAGTCTTTTAAACAAGCGCTTTTAAATCAAGATAACGTAAAACCTTATTTAGACACCTTTACAGCTATAGCTAAAAATATACAAACTTTAAATAAAAATAATGTAGAGCTTAATAAAATTGGTAACTTCTGGACTGCGCCTGTAGATAACTGGGCAACTTTCTATGGCTTCACAAACTATGTACCATTTAAGGGTAAACCCGATACAGAAGTAGAAGACTCTAGATATGATCCAAGTAAAAAAATGCTTGTTGGTTTACAAGAAAGCGTAGATGGTATGAGCGGACGAGAGTCTGATTCAGATAATATTGTTATCCAAGTAATGATTGATACGGTTAATGCCGCGAGGCGTGCGGGTTATAAAGATGTTACTTTGTCTATTAAGAATAGCGTCAATCAAAAANTTAATGGGATACAAATAATTTCTGGTAAAACTACGACTATTCCGTTTGACAATAACCGTGCAGAAAACATCAAAAAAGAACGGGGCCAAAATAAGATTTTCCACTATGAACCAGACGGTAGCATTACTGTAATTGAATTAACAAATAAAGAACAACGGGAAGCCATACGTAATTCTTATAAAGAAGACCACCCGTTTGTTAATATGTTAAATTCTGTAACAGGAACTATTGGTCAATTCCATACCCGTTATAACCCCTCTTTTGCTCCAGTTAACTTTACTGGCGACTTAATGATGAACATTTTTACAATGGGGGCAGAGTTTGGACCTGCTACATCGGCGCAGTTGCTTAAGAATATTTCCGCTATTGTTGGTACAGGTGGATTAGTTAAAGCCGGTAGAGTTGCCGTCCTGTATAACAAAAGTGGCACAAAAGAACTACAAAAATATATTGACCCTAAATCGGCAGACTATGACCCTTTCTATGCGGATTTGGTAGAGTATCTAGATCGAGGCGGTAAAGTATCTTTTATGCAAGCCTTTGATACTCGCTCGCAAACTGCTCAGACAATGGACATTATTAAACGAGGCGGTAAAGCTTCAACAAAAGAAAACGTAGATGCTGTTATTGATACGTGGGGTAATATGTTTGAGTTTGCAAGTCGTGCCGCCTCGTACAAAACAGCTAAAGAAATATACCAAAAACAAAATACANATAAGGGTATGAGTCCCGCTGAAGCTACGGAAGATGCTAAAAATCGTGCTACTTACTATGCTAAAAACCTAGCTAACTTTGAACAAGTTGGGGAGTACGGCAAGATATTCGGTGCGTTTTATATGTTTGCCAGACCTGCTGCTACGGGTGCGGTAAGAGCTATTGAGGCTTTAACCCCCTTATTCAGGGCTATAGGCGGAGAAAAGTTTGATGATACCCCAGAGGGTAGGGCGTTAGCGCAACAGGCTAAACATGGCGCAATAATGATTCTTGGCCTATTAGGATTAGGGGTTGCTGCCTATACTATGTCTGTTATGATGGCGGACGATGACGATGATAGCCGTAACCGTACAGCTACAGATGATATGGACAGATGGCAGAAGTACATGCGGTTCCATATTCCCAAAGTTTTAGTAGGTGGTAAAGAAGACGTTATATTTCAGATGCGTTGGGGTTATGGATTAGGTGCGTTTGCTTCGGCTGGTGCGCAGCTTGCGGCTTTAGGTGCTGGTAACTCTTCGTTTAAAACGGCTGGGACTAATATTATTCAGGCTGGCTTAGATTCCTTCTTACCATTACCTATATCGCGTATTAATATTTTTGATAATACTCCAGCTTGGCTTTTAGATACAGCTACTCCGTCAGCATTTAGACCTTTCCTTGAATACACTATGAACTTAGACGGTTTAGGGCGGGAAATTTATAATAACCGTCAGACTCGTTTAGGCGATGCTTATACTGGCGGCGATAGTATACCTGAGATGTACAAGTCTGCGGCTCGTATGTTATTTGATAGCACAAATGGTGGCATCGATATAAGTCCTAATACTATGTACTTCTTTGCCAATAACGGAGCAGATGGCCTAGCTAAAATAACAGGCGGCGCATATAACTTGGGTCTAGTAGCTACTGGAGATAAAGCGTTTAATCCTAAAACCGATACTATTTTGTTTGATAGTTTCTTTGGCGCTAAATCTAACTTTGATGCCCGCGCATTTTCTTTGGTAGAAAAACAAATTAAAGAAGTAGATAAGCGTATTAAAACTTTAGAAACTGACCCAGAAAAATATATTAAATATGTAGGGGATAACCCCAATGCCGTAGCAGCGGTAGAATTTTATAATAAAGCTATCAACCAAGATTTAAAAACCTTGCGTTCAGAAGCTAATCGGATTCGTGGTGACAGGACTTATACACCCAAAGACCGTAAAGAAATGTTAGATAATATTACTCAAATGTCTAACATGGTAAAGCGCAATCTATTGGCTAACTTTGAGACACTAGGCTATACACCTTAAGCAACGCGCCATGTGCGTACACCCAGATACCCTTCTTTAGTGGTAACGTAAATCTTCACTCTAAAACCAGCACGTTTTGAGGCAGTGTCGATTATATAAANAAGTGAAGCGGGTTTTAGGGTGGGGATAAAAAAGCTATCCCCTACACCCATCCCTTCAAAAGGAAACAACCATTCAGGTTCCTGCTGGTTCAACTTCTTCCTTAGTCCATAAATCTGGCAACTTAATATTAAATGTATAAATACGGACATTCATATCAATACCGCCCTTCCAGCCTGTGCCGAGCCGCATACGACCACTGGGCGGTCCGGGTAATAAAATACCCTGCTTTTTAAGTGCCACTTCAAACTGCGCAACGGCAATACGGCGTTCAGCTAAATACTTTTTAAGCTCTGTCTTTGAAACAAATATTTCCCCAGTTTCAATATCAACCCTACCCATTAACCCTGTATGTGATGTGGGTTCAGAACGAATCTTATTATCTGCCATAACAACTAAAAAATTCCGAATGTGCTTATTAATAAAATCTGCGGCTACGCTTTCATAGTCTTGCTTATTAACTTGTACAACATTATTAACTATGCCTAACATCTTATCCATAACCACGGAGTAAATACGCTCTAAATCTAAATCAATAATACCGGCTTTAATGGCAATCTCTGCCGCTGCGAATGGAGCAGTAATGGAAGCTTTATAGTAACGATACTCAGTCTTACGTCCAAAATCTAAATCAAACTTAGTTTTCCACCTGTCAATCGTAGACCGTATTTCAGTGTCGCCGAGCCTAATAACTTCTTCAATAAAGCGGGGGCCTGCATGACCGTAGTTATAGCGTAATGCATCAAATATAAACTCAGCGTCTTTATCTAATCCAGGAAGTGTGCCAACTAAATACTCAATTAATCGGGCGTTTTCACCGTCTGCAAACTCTTTAAATGTACCAAGCTTTTCAACTAATGGATTATTAGTTGTTGTAAACAATATAGTCTGGGCCCCCATAAGGTGTGTCCGTTCAGCATCTACAGAACCTTGTAAACGTATCTTGGCAGAACCTTGTGAAATCTTATGAATTAAATCCGCTATCTTATCAGGCTTGTGGTTGGACGATTCGTCAATGCCATACATCAAGTTTTTTAACATTACCATACGGTTGGTTAGCGCATTGTCCGTGGCTTCAAAAACAGCCTGCTCTTTAGGGTTACCCATAACGCTTAACCCAGCATACATAGCTCCTGTTTTACCACTACCCGATTCACCAGTAAAACTAATTGTAAAACCACTTACATTAGTAAATTTAACTAAAGGGGCACCAAAACCACACAGAAGCCCATAGGCGTGCATCTCATAGCCCGGCTGGTTCAACATATCAACGGACTCTTTCCAGCGTTCGTAAGTACCTTTTACAGTTAAAAACTTAGATAAGCCCCGTACAAAAGGAGAAGATGGTGCTTCAAATATTCCTTCCTTAGAATACTCTTTAGTACCAATAACAAAAGAATTGCTATCTGTCCAACCCATCTGCATACGCATTTCTTCTGCCCTATCGGTATTTTGTAAATACTGGCCCCACTTAATCACGTACTGTTGCAAGATCACATCTCCTTTAGCTGGCGGAAACACGCCGTTACTTGACATAATTTCCCTAAATTTATCCAAAGCATAGACATGCTTCATTGGTACTAAAAATTCCCTGCTCGCATCATGTGGCAAATGTAAACGCATCATTAAACACTCACCGTCATGCGGACTAACTAACCTTTTAAATGGATACAAATCGTTGCTCAATACAAGTATGGCATCTTGGTCTTCAAACTTCTTAGTAGTCTTATTAAAAACTGGGGAAGGCTGGTAATAAAGTCCGCCGTATATTCCCCTTACAAATGGAGCTAAGTATTCGGGGAGGTCTGGAATTTTTTGGGTATTCGTTTTGTCCCGAACTGCGACCTCCTCTGTTTCTTGTACTTCTTCGGTTTCTGTATCGGGAGGGGCGGGTTTAAATTCTTTTCCAAGGAAGAGAGGATTTTTGTGCTTTCCAAAGTGGGGGCAGTTAGGGCACACATCTGGATTGATCCTGTCAATTTCCTTGCAGGAGAGGGTTCCTGGGATGGTACGGAGTTTTTCGTCTGTATCTTTTTTAGAATATCGTTTATCATCTTTAAACAGTTCGTGGGCCCAGACGTCTCCGTCAGAGCAGAATTTAATTACTGATAGGGTAGTACGCCATACAGGTTCGGTTAACTTATCTGCATGTTCAATAGCGTATTTTATTTGGTCACATCCCCCACCTTCCATACTTTTATCAGCTATCTTTGCAAACTTAACTTCAAAGTTATCTAGCTTAAGCATCTTCTTAGTATCTTCATCTAATCCTTTGGGTAATAAGTCCATTAGATTAGTGGTGGGTTTTTCTACTTCTATACCTATGAATTCTTTAAATTCCTGAAAGCTATAAACATGTAACTCATCAGTTAAGATAGTCGCTAATAAAGGAGGAGTAAACTTATAGTTGTATGTGTCTGGGCAACGTAATACCCTAGCCGCATCTGCGGTAACAACAGGATCAATGGTTATGTGGCTCATGCAAAGAGCTTTAAACTTCTCTGCATAAATCAACCACTCATCTTTAGGGATGTCCTCATCCATTATCCAGTAGGCGTGTATACCCCCACCAGAATCAATACAAACTGGGTCAGGTAATCCAGCTACTTCTATTAGTTTAGATAAGGCGGCTTGCGCTTCATCCTTAGTGTCATAGTCTTTCTCAGGGCCTACGTCTAAATCAATAAAGAAAGATTTTAAATAGAGGCAATCATCAGCCTTCCTACTAAATCCCTCAAATGTTCCCATCGCAACAAAAGTATTGAACCCTTTTTTCTTGTGCTTCTCAAGATGTTCAAACAATTCATCAAGCGTTTCTGCAAACTTATTAACCGCCTTTTTACTAACTGGGTCAATTCCTGTTGCACAATAAACGCCCTGCGATGGCAATGCTTTCTCATAAAATTCTTTTATCATATGCGCAGAGTCTAAAAAAGCGGAGTGATCCGCTTAGGTTATTGGGTGGGGTACTCACGTAATGTGAAGGAGTATTTAACTCTATACAGGCTATTTAAGGTCGCCGAGCCGACCACGCTTTCCCCCGTAACTTTAT